CCGTAATTATAACTGATTTTCTTGATTGGAGAATAAATGGAAGTATTCTCCGAGATGATTTGTAAAAGGTCACGGTCTGATGAAAAAACAACCTTTTCTTCGTCTGTCGCCAACGAACAATAATAGGCTATCAAATCATCAGACTCATTACCATTAACTTCAATCTGACGAACAAAACACTCTTCAAGGTATTGTTTAACCCTTGATTTTTGGAAGTAATATGACTCAAGCTTGGCTTCAGTCATATCATTCCTTCGGTTTAGTTTATAGTCAGGATATAACTCACGTCTTGATTGTGAGTTGTTTTTGCCGTCCCAAAAGACGATAACTTTGTCAAACTCATTTTCGTCCAACTGGCGACGAATGGTGTTGAGGAAGTGAAATACCCCGCCAATGTGTTCGCCTTCCACGAAAAAGTCTTTGACTCCGTGGAAACCGATTTTAAATAAATTATCTCCATCAACTAATAGGGTCTTCACAAAAAAGTTTATTCAATAGTTTCTCTTTCCTCTTTCAACACAAAGTCACCATCAGAGCCAATGATTTCTTTCCAATAGTCAGAATACTCTTTCTTGTAAGCCTCAATAGAAGCCTTCTCTTCTGTAGTATCCTTACCCGCCAAGAAACCATGTGGTGTGACAATAATTTTTCCGTCTTCATACCCCAAACCATTGATGTGGTTTTTCATAACGGAGATTTTGGTACGAGAAGCGAACTTCACAGTTCTCTTGTCCTTAGTAGCAGTAATCTTGGTCGTACCAGCACCTTTCTGATTACCAAATAAGAACACCAAAGATGAGTTAAGCCAAACAGACTCACCACCCTTAGCCTTAATTTTAGGTTGTCCAAACGGATTGTCAGGAAGTTCAACCCAAGGTTGGTTCACAATAATCAAAGTGTTTTCATACTTTGAATCTGCTTTACGAGAACCTGAGATACGTTGGTTGATACCCATACCAATCTTGTCAGATAAAACCGACGCGTTATGTTGTTTACCACCCTTACCATCATAAGTCATCTTACAAGGTACTGAACCCACAGAATCCCAAAGGAAACATAAACTGTAATCCAATTCACCCTTTTCTTGAGCATCTAACAAACTGTTAATGTAGTCTGTAATTTGTTCAATGTAATCAAAGTTGTTGTTAAAGATAAAGAACCCGTCCCAATCCAATTCACCCGTTTCTTGGTCAACCACCTCATCACATTGAAGACCCATTAACTTTGAGTGTTCAAAGCTCCATTTCTGTTCCGTGATGATAAACACAGGTAGAATCTCTTTCTTTTGAGCATCTACCGCAGTTTTAATCATCGCAGTTGTTTTACCCGTGTCTGAGTGACCCAAGAACATATTGATATGTCCAATAGCGGGGCCGGGTAAACCCACAGCGTCTAAGAAATCAGAACCACAGTCAAAAAACCTTTGGGGTTTGTATTTGGCTGAAGTAGAGAATTTCTTCTTTACTGAATTGAAATCGGTTTTCTTAATTGCCATAGTTGTACTTATAAAATTCTTTCAGAGTTTCTAATTTATCTTTTGCGTTTGCCAATTTCTCAACAAACTTATCCATCTCTTCTAAGTGTTGTGGATGTTCCCCAATACCAACAGGGTTTTCCATATACACCATTAAAGTTGCCTCAGATTCCGCAATTTCACTCTCATATTTTTTAGTGAGTGATTCGTACATTAATTTTCTTATTTTCATTATTTGTTTGTATTAAAAAAGAACATGGACACTATGTCTAAATAAGTGTCCATGCTCAGTTAAATTAGAATGGTAGGTCTTCGTCAGGTTCAGAGTTAACTTGGGGGTCAGAGTAAGACGGAGTTGATGGTGTTGATGGAGTTGAGTATCCACCAAAAGATTGTGTACCTTCTTCATCGTTACCATAAACATAACCACCTTTATCACTATCCCAACGTGGAACTTCACCACGAGCGATTGACTCCAAATATTCAACGGGTTTCTTAGAATAAACATCTAACCATGTCATTTCATTTTCAACCCACCCTTTCAATACATTCATGTCTTCATGAATAGGTGCAGCATCTTCATACATGATAGTTGATACAGTCGTGTATGCAGCTCCTTTAGGAGTCTTTTGCTTACTCAATTCAATGATAAGGTCACGTCCTTTTTCAGGGTCAGTGATATCACCTTTGTTTCTCCAAATAGGGATGATTTTATCAAGAATACCTTCATTCTTGTAGTTGTGTTTGAATCTCCAAAACTTCACACCATCTTCTTCGTGGTCACGGTCAATAACCTTTACAATATAGAATTTACGTGACTTGTACTGTTTAGCCAATTCTTTATCAGATTCTTTACCTGTTGACATAAGTTCTTCATATACTTCGTTCAATGGTGAACGCTCGTTATCATTTTTTCCTGGGTCATAAAATTTTTGCCATTTACCACCTACTTGGATTTCATGGTACCAAGCCTCTTTAAAAGGTGAACTACCATCTATGGTTGGTAGGATTCGGATACGTCGTGTTCCTGAGTTTGATTTCTCATCAAGAATAAGAGCGAAGTATTTCTTCATTCTTTCTTCTGATGACATACGGTTTTCTCCGCCTGAGTTGTTTTTCTGTGATTGTTCGTACTGTGCAAGTACTGCGTCTAATGATGTTGTCATAGTTTTTTAAAAATTAAATGTTAGAGTTTAGTTTAAAGTTACAAATTTAGTTTTGAATAGTCAAATAAAAAAAAAGGTTGTGGATGTCCACAACCTTAATATAATCAAAAATATTAAAAAATCAAAACTTAAATTTGTTTTCTTCTTCCTGAGGTCTGAAAGTTGATTTGATTTCCGAAGGACTCACATCCTCAACTTCATCCGATGTTAGAACGTATTCGTGTTTACCCGCTTTTTCAAAGTCTTCCTTCTTATCATCAAAGAAATCTGTTAACTTTTGAGTGAATGGTCCTGAATCCAAACTTCTCAACTGTAGTTTTTCTTGAGGGGTTTTCTCACGATACTTTTCAATTTTAGTTTCAATCGCATTCAATCTATCAATAACTTGACCCATTTCGCCAAGCTTAGTTTCTAAATTTTGAATGTAACCAAACAAATTGTTAAAATACTCTTCTTGTTTTTGTTCAATATTTTGTTGAGACTTAACCAATTCTGTTACGTCCAATTCTTGAGTACCCTCACCTTTTTCATTTGATTTACCTTCGTCATCAATTTTTGTGACTTCAGTATCAGTGGCCACATCAATCTTTTGTGGTGGCATTGATGGGTCTACCGGTGCCGCTTCAGGAGCAACCGCGGGTTCCGCCCCAGGTGTTGGGGGTAAATCTCCTTCAGGAGGTAATGCCTGTTCAGTAATATATCTATTAATCTTGTGATGTCTCTCAATTTCCTTGAGTATCTTTTTATCTAAATTCATCGGTTAACCATTTAATAAGTTTTTTATTCCGTGTAGGGTTTCTACTTTGACTTTACGATTCGCAGTATGTTGATGACCGGCTCTTTCAATAAGACCATCTTTTTCACGAACAACATAACAATCGCCCGTATCAAGGTCACATACTTCTGTGGTACCATCACCAATAGGTTTTGATGAAATTCTGGCTTGTTTACCAAGGTACTGATTTAATCTATTATTTAAATCCATAGTTTGAGATTTTTATTATAAATATCAACAATGTTCAGATTATTAACAATTTGACCCTGTAATCTTACATTCTACAGATTCTAATGTGTAAGGATTGGTTGATTTAAGTTTTGGTAGTCTAAATGGTCTACTACTATTTGTACCATTTGGATAACATTCACAACACGGATTATCTAAAATAATTTGCATATCAGGAACATCAATAATATCATCCGCCTTATAATCAAATTCAGGACAGTTGAACGGAATAATTGAGAATGCTGTGGTAAATCTATAAGTTTGTTTTGGTGTTGTTACATTAGCAACAAAATAAACCGAATAGTATTCTGTGTTAGTACTTATTTCACTAAGAGCTTGTTTCCAACCAACGTTTTTTGATTTGAAATTACCTCTTGTATTCGTTGTATTTGGAGAAATTGTGAAATCAGCAACAGGAATACCTCTAAGAAGACCATTCGCAACAACAGTTAATTTCACAGGATACTCTTGACTCAATATAGGAAGTGCAAATGTACCAACTAAATAACCTTCAGTATCATAATTTACTCTCAAATTAAATGAACTTTGTAGTAGTTCAGCATTAGATAGTATTGCGTCATCATTAGTACTTGGTATTGGTGACGATGTACTTGGTGAAGGAGTTGGCGGTGGCGATGGATTACCTGTACCACTACCTTGGCCTTGAACAAATACAGTTGAAACTGATGGCGTAGGACACGGTGGTGTGGCAGTAACAATATTACCAAGGTTTGTTGTTGGATTTGGTACAGGTCTTGGAGGTAATTGAATTGTTTTAATTGGAGGTGTTACGTTGTTTAGTAAATCTACCGCCTTAGCATATGAGGCACTTAAAGTAATGTTTTGTGTCTCAGTAACTTGTTTATCATAAGGCCAGTTTTGTAAGTAGTATTGTATCATACCAACACTCTTAATTCTTTGGATACTTGGAAGAATCTTATCTCTTACAAATAAAATATATTTATCAATACTTACAAAACTAACATATGGTAATGTTACATTACTATTTTTTTCGGTTGTTGCAGATTGACAAGTATATGTGTTGGTGAAATACTTATCACCCAATGGCCCGTAATCACTCATTAAAGTGACTTTACCAAAGTTATAATCATAACCTTTGAATTTATTTTCAATACCTGATGACATCCAAGAGATAACAAATATACCAAAAACAACTTCAGGTCTTTGTTCAACTTTTCTAATTTCATTATAGAATTGTTGTGGTGTATAAATAAATGTTTTCCCCGCAACTGATTGGAAACCGAACTCAGATTCCAAATATGGGAACGATACTTTTGAGGTACAAGAATTTTGAGCAGCCAATTGATTGTTTGTTTGAACTGTCTGATTGGCATTATTACCTTGTGTTGTTGTTGACGTTGTCTGTAATGCGTTATCCTTAGTATTTCTATATTGTTGTAATAACTTAGAAACTAAGTTTGTTTTAATACTTTGAATATAAACATCAATTCTTGGTAATGACATATAACTTTGTCTTATACCTTTAAATGTGGTTTGAAATTGTCCTGGTTGTATTGAGTGTTTTACTTCTGTAATCATGTACGAACCATTAAACATTGGTACGTGTCTCAAATTAAAATACATTGTTGGTTGAAGTAACGCATTACCTAACGCAACAACTTCACATTCATAACTCATGTTTTTGTATATGTTGTACAGAGAAACATTTTGTGTTGCAGTACTTCTACCTGTGGCGCTGTTCGCCATCAAATTAATTTGTTGTATTGATTCTGATGTCGCCTTTCCAGTATCTTGAGTAATGGAGAAAGAATAAAATATATTTTGATTACGAGTTCCAATATCAACGTTGAATCCTACAACTCTGTTAGACAACGCATAGTCGGTTTTTTTTCCAAAATCCTCATAGAATGGATTAAGTTGTTCATTTCTCAAATCAAATGAATCACTTCTAAACATATAGTTTTTATTATCTTTCATATCCAAATATGAAGATGGTCTATCCGTATAGAAACAAACAAGTTTTGGTCCCGATTTTCTAGTGTCTACCGTCATGTAGGTTCCCCACATTTCATTGGCAAATTCTTGTGATGGTTGAACTGTAACCGGTAATGGTGCTGGCGAGTTTTGTACGTTATAGAAATTAACATACGCAGGAACCGGCATAACCGAAAAATGGTTTTGTGTTAATATTCCACTGATAAATGTAAAGACACTCATCTTCAAATTCATAAACTCAGGGTCAACCATTTGTTGTAACGCAAAAATATCAATGATAATTTTGTCACCAACGTTTCTTGATGCTCTATCTAAGAATAATACATCTTCAAATAAAGTTCTTGAATCATCATAACCGGCAATCCACTTATCATTCAAAGCCTTAAACATTTCATACAGTTCAACCTTTGTTTGACTTCCTTCCCACTGTGATTGAATAATACTTTCAGG